GATAAAACTCAAGAATGGTAAAGCTATTGAGTCTGTTGACCCTAATATTGGCCAATTTCCTAAACTCCCTCAATTGTATTTTTCCAGAAACTGGCATCGCCATAAGTTTGAATTTAAAACTTTTGAATCTGATATTAAGATGATCAAGGACCGACAGTATTATTTGTTCGTTAGAAAACCATATTGGTACATATTTCCAGCGATTAATGTCGACTTTATAAAACAGTGGGAAGACCATTTCGGTTGTATCTATGGTGTTATGAATAGTCTGTTTATGGATAATGGAAGGAAAGATCTAATTGATCTGGGTAAGTTTCCTAATTTAACTACTCTGGTTGTAGATCAACTTCAAGGTAGAGAGTATCGCGAATTTAAAGAAAAGAAAGAAAGCCAATAATATAGAAAAAGCTTGTTTTTCTCATAAAAAGGTTTTATATTAATATACGATGTATAGTGTTATACCCATATTTTCAGATCCATACTTACATCCATTACATAAAAACAATGGATTATCTGCACTTTATGTCGCACCAGAAGGTGATAATGACTTTTTTATAATACAAAAACACCCTGATTCAGATAAGTTTATGGAAGATTATAAGTGGTTGGATAGTGAATTTATTCTAACACCCGACAAAAAATTATTAAATCATTTCTATAAATTTAAAGATGTTGTTGATAAAAACTTCATTTGGTGGATAGATACAGGTAAACCATTTGACAATAATATTCGAAATAATGCAATAGATTTCTTGAGTAACAAATACTACAATGTAAAAAAACTTAACGAAATCATACCATTATACAAACATAAAGAGTATTGTAGAGAGGTATATGAGAAGAATGCTAGAGTATATACAGGTGAGAATGATGAATATATGAATGATGTTATCAAAGCATTTGGTTCTATTGAAAAAAATGGTATAAAAGTATCAGATGATGTATGTGATATATTTGATATGAGAGTAAAGAAACACATATCCAATGGTAAACTATACTCAAACTATAATTTATGGACTACAACAGGTCGTCCAAGTAATTCATTTGGTAGTGTTAATTTTGCAGCATTACCACCCGAAAAGAGAAAAGCATTTGTACCTGAAAATGATTATCTTGTTGAGTATGATTATGACGCATATCATTTAAGGTTGATTGGTGATTTAGTTGGCCACTTTTTTGGTATACAATCAGTTCACGAATACTTAGCTCAAGACTATGGTTGTTCATATGAAGAATCAAAACAACGAAGTTTTAAACTATTATATGGTGGAATTGATAAAGAGACAAGAGAAAAGGTCCCATTTTTTGATAAAGTTTACAATTATATAAATACAAAATGGAATGAAATAAATAAGAATAAATATGTTTTGAGTGATATTTATAAGAGGACAATAACACTATGTAATTATGAGGATTTGAATAAGAATAAATTGTTTAATTATTTAATTCAGGCTTATGAAACGGAATCTAATATAAAAAAGATTTTATTGATTCAAGACTATTTATTAAGTAAGAAAACAAAATTAGTATTATATGGTTATGATAGTTTCTTATTCGATTTTTCAAAGCAAGATGGAGTTGAAACTTTGACAGAAATTAAAGATATCTTAGAGAGTGATAAACATTACACCAAATCCAAAATGGGTTTAAATTATGGTGAAATGAAGGATATTACAGAAAGGTTATAGATGCAACATATTTCAGAAATCATAGAAGATATATTAGTGGAATGGGCATATCGTGTTCACGATGGAATGCCTAATCCAAAAAATGCATTACATATAGTTCAATTAAGAGAGTCAATGGAAGAACTAAATCTTCCAAGTAAAGTTATTTATGAAGTCATTGAAAATTTAATAAATGAAGTAGATAATACTGTACCTGATAAGGTGAAGAAAAAAGCTAAACAATTGGGTTTAATATGGAAAAGAGTTGGATATGGTAAAGAGGGTGAAGAGGGTATAACTCATAAAGTTGAAGATGGTAAATTAGTGCCAGTTGAAGATGGTAAATCAGTTGCAAAGAGTGGTGAAGAAGAAACTGATAGTGTGGGAAAGAGTATGGATATTAAAATGAATCCTCAAGATAAAGATGGTGAAAAACAAAAGAAAAAATCATCTTTATCATCAACATATGCAGAAAAATTGAAATCAAGTGATAGAATATTTAGACAAAAGAATAGAGATAATAAAACTAAATCAACATATACTCTTCCAGATAGTGTTAGAAATAATCCAAAGATACCCAAGAAGTATACTCAATTATTAGAAAGAATGTTGAATACTAAATCAAATATAGCTGATAATACACATAAAGCTGAATATTATGGTTTAGAAGATGTTGGTGGTGGTAATCTTGATTCTGGTATAGGTGAATTGATGACAATGATGTCAACTACTATGAGAAGTAATGAAGCAAATGATTTTTTTAATTCAATTAATGAACATCTTGGAAAACTTAAAGCTGGTGGTGAAAAAACTCATGTTTCGGAAAAATGGGTTAAGGCTGCTAAGCAAAATAGAAGTGCTATCCTTAATTTATTCAGAGATAGATTTGGTAATGATTATGAAATTGAAGCTGGTGCTTGGGATGTAGAACAAGAAGTTCGTGATATGGGAATGGATTATGGTGAAAAGGGATATAGTACTGATGTATTCTTTAAAGTAAAATCTCCAGAAGGAGATACTATTTTTGCTGAAATTTCATTAAAACAAGGATTAACAGCTAATTTACATAATGGTACTGTTGGTAGTACATTCAAAGATTTTGATTTACCAATGCATCTAAAACCATCTACTTATTCTGATAATCAAGTTGCTAATAATGATAACTATTTACAAAATAATCAACATAATATCAGAGAATTTATAAATACTTTAGATACAACTGACCCAAATTTTGAAGAACTTCTTGCTGAAGTAGCTAAAGAGATGTCTCCTAATAGGATAGCTAATCAGGAAGCAATAATATTACAATTCAAAGAAATGATAAAAAATGCTCAAGAAGATTTACTTTCTGATGGGGATTTAGTTGTCGACAGAAATTATGTTGGTAGTATTAGACAAGCTGGTGAAAAAACTAAAGGTGGATTCACAGAAGGCAGAAAAGAAACTTTAAAACCATTCGTAGTATTAGCTAGATTGCAATCAAAATACGGCGATGATACAGCTACTACTTTTATAGATCAACAAAAAAAATTAAGTAAAGATTATGCCCGTTCATTAATAACAGAAATTGGCCAAAGTAAAGAAGCAAAAGATGTAGTGTTAAAATCAGTACAGGAGAAATTACCACTTAAATCAGTTGCTGATGGTGATGAAGATATAATTTTAGCAGATACAGCCCTTACAGACAAAACTTTAAAAGCTGTTTTTGGAACAAGTGATTGGAATGAAATCAAGGAAAATCTTGAAGTAGATGCTGATTCAGATCCACCTGTAATTACCTATGTTGGAGAGATAAAAGGTAAGGAAAAAATTATACCAATATCTACTATAGTGGTAAGGGAAGATGGCATAGCATATAGAGGTGCTCATAAGTTTGAAATGAAATTAGATTCATCTTTTGGTAAAAGAGTAAAAGATGCATCTGCTGAAATATACAATCCACAAGAACCATTACCATATCCTGTTGGAAGAACAAAACCATCACCTACTGGTGGAAGAGATGTCGAGATTTAATATGAAAACACAACTATTAGCAACATTTACAACAAAAGAAAATCTCGAAGACATAGTTAACGACATTACAAATTTATATATAATTGTATTTAATAAAGTGTATGTATTACAAAATGAAAATAATATAAATGAATTGATTTGTACTTATAATGTAGATATAGAAAATGGTGTGGATTATAGTAAGGTTAAGGGAACAATATCTTTGCATAGAAAGAAACATTCGAACACATTATATACAATAAACGCTCTTAATGAAGTGATAGCTAATTTAAATAATGGAGTGGTTGATAGTAAGTTTTTAGTTCCCTGGGAAAATTTTAAGAATACTTTATTGGTAACAAATTCAGACGGATTAAACAGAATTGATACAAGAATTTTCAAAATAATTGAAATAGATTAAGGGTTTTTGTAAATTTATATATACTTATATATAGATACATTTTAATAATATAAACAATAGGAGAAATAGGTTATGGCTAAATCCAAAAATAACAAATCTCAAGTAGAAGAAAAAAACACGGAAGTAGTAGAAGAAGAATCTACCTTATATTACTTTTATTCAGTAGGATGTGGTTTTTGTAAAAAAGCAGGTCCAATTGTAGATGAACTGATTGAAGAAGGACATAATATTCTTAAATTGGATATTTCTAATGGAGATAACAATAAACTAAAACAAGAATTAGAAAAAAAATATAATGTGAATTGTGGAACTCCATTTTTCATAGATGCTTCAACCGGTAATTCGGTTTGTGGCTTTAGGGAAAAAGATGTTCTTGAAAAATGGACAAAGGGTGAAACAATTCCTGCGCCTCCAAGACCAAAAAGTCCACCTCCAAAGTTACCATTTCATGGTTCTTCTGAAAAAGAGATCAAGAAATGGAAAGAGGATTATGACAAATGGTCAGAAGAAAATTCTCATTTACCAAATTTACAACCAGCTGATCAAATACTTGCAAGACCAAGACCAAAATCTGATCCACCAAGACCACCTATGTCTAATTGGTCTGATGAGCAGATTGAGGATTGGAAATCCGAATGGGAAGAGTGGAAAGAAGAAAACTCACATCTTCCAAATTTACAATCAGCTGATTCAATAATAGCTAGAGTTAAAAATCAAGGACAGCCTCCTCAACAGCCTCAACAGATGGCTGGTTCACAAGATTATGATGAGTTAAAAAAAGAAGTTAATCAATTGAAATCTAAAATAGATAAAATTAATAATAACATGCTTTCTTTACTGAATCATTTAGGAGTAAGACATAAATAGCTAGGAGGTATGGTTTGAAATTTAAACCAACGGTTACAAGAGATAGAGAAGCTACCAACAAAGAATTAGAGTGTATCGAAAAAACTGAGAAAATGCTGGAGGGGGAACAAAAACTTCCACCAGCTTCTCAGATGATTCGAGACTTAGCTACTACTCATTGGAAGTCTCTTGGTGCCTGGTTGAGGGGTTCACAAACAATAACAACTCAAGAAGAAGCAGAACGAAGATGGGAAATCTGCAAAGGTTGCCCATTTCTAAAATACGATGAAGCTAATCCAGATACAGGTAAAAAAGATGGTAGATGTACACATTGTGGTTGTTTTATGAATGTGAAAGTACATTATGCAGTCGCTGAATGTCCGATAGGTAAATGGAAAAAACATTGTGGCTGTCAATGTGATTGTGAATGTAAAGATGGGAATTGTGATGAATAATTTAAGTTATGATGAGTTAAAAAAAATATACAAAGGGTTTAAAAATCTCGGTGATAAACCAATTATAATAGATTTTTATGCTGATTGGTGTGGACCTTGTAAAATGTTTGAACCTATATTTGAAAAGGTTGGGGAAGAATATAAAGATAAAGTAGATTTCTACAAAGTTGATTCAGAAGAGCACCAAGACTTAGCATATATGTTTCAGATAAGAAGTATACCAACATTGGTTATGATACCTTTGACAGGAGAAACTATCATTAATCCTGGTTCTATGAATGAATCTACTCTAAAGTATTTTGTAGAAGGATTAATTTCAAAAAAATAAAAAAAAAGCTTGTATAGTTTTAAAAAAATTCGTATATTTATATACGATGTATAAAATAGGTTATATGGTTTTATATAAACCATAAATAATAAACGATAAATAATAAAACACAGGAGAAATACAAATGGATATAAATGCAATAAAATCCAAACTAAGTCAGTTACAATCAACAACTTCCACAAAGGAAAACTTTTGGAAACCTGAACCAGGCAAACAGTTAGTTAGAATTGTACCTTACAAACACAACAAAGACAATCCTTTCATTGAATTGTTTTTTCACTATAACTTAGGTAATAACAAAACTTACCTTTCACCAATGTCATTTGGTAAACCAGATCCGGTTGCTGAATTTGCTGACAAACTAAAATCTACAGGTAATAAAGATGAGTGGATTCAAGGTAAAAGACTTGAACCTAAAATGAGAACTTTTGCACCTGTAATAGTTCGTGGTAAAGAATCTGAGGGTGTTAAGTTTTGGGGATTCGGTAAAACTGTATATCAAGAATTACTTGGTGTAATTGCAGATCCTGATTATGGGGACATTACAGATGCTACAAATGGTAGAGATATCGGTATTGAAAGACAGACTCCAGCAGAGGCTGGAAATCAATATGGTAAGACTACTGTTAGAGTTAAACCTAATCAGACAGCTATCACAGAAGATGCTACTCAACTTGAGAGTATTATGAAAAATCAAGCTAATTTAACAGAACTTTACACAGAACCAACTTATGATGAGTTAAAAGAAGCTCTTCACACTTATCTAAATCCAAGTGATGAAGATAATACTGAAACAACTACAACTTCTAATGGTGCAAAAGCTAATACAACAGCTGCTAAAACCGATACACCAAAAACAGAAAATGTAGAAGATGCTTTTGACCAATTATTTAATAGTTAATAAGTAAATTTAAGTTGGGGGTGTCTGGAGATAGATGCACATTTCACATATGAAACTTCTCACATTGAATCAAGTATTCATAGCATCACTCTCTATCTAGATTAACTGATACCCCCCTCTTATCATAAGGAGAACGATATGTCAGAAAAAGACAAATTGGCTGGGATAATTGCCGATGAACTAAATAAACAATTCAAACATCAACAGGTTGCTTACTTTCTTGAAGAAGGTGGCAATCCTACTGATGTAACGGGTTGGATTTCAACTGGTTCAACTATGTTAGATTTAGCTATTTCCAATAAACCAGATGGTGGTGTTGCCGTAGGTAAAATCACCGAACTAAATGGTTTAGAAGGTAGTGGTAAATCTCTCATTGGTTCTCATTTATTAGCTTCAACACAAAAACAAGATGGTATAGCAGTTTACATTGATACCGAATCAGCAGTATCTCAAGAGTTCTTGAGAGCTATTGGTGTGGATACTACTAAAATGTTATATGTTCATCTTGAAACTGTTGAAGAAATATTTGATACTATTGAAACAATTGTTACAAAAATCAGAGAATCTGATAAAGATAGATTGGTTACAATTCTTGTTGATAGTTTGGCAGCTGCTTCTACAAAAGTAGAAATGGATGCTGACTTTGATAAAGATGGTTGGGCAACAGCCAAAGCAATCATCATATCAAAAGCTATGAGAAAAG